CAACAACTTCAGTAAAATATGCATATCAAGATAGTTTATTTGATATAGATGGTTCTTCAAATGTGCATTTTATTCAGGAAATAGAGGATGAAAGATATGAATTAATTTTTGGCGATGGGATATTCGGTAAAAAATTAGAAGAGGGTAACTTTGTAACTGCAGATTACATAAGTTCAAATGGGGATAGTGCAAATGGAGTAAATTTCTTTACATTTTCTGGAAGATTAACTTATACAAGAAACTCGATTGAATATACTGTAACCTCTGGTATTTCTCTACTCACGACTGAATTACCTGCAAGAGGTGGAGAAAATATCGAATCTGTAGAGTCCATTAAAAAATATGCACCAAGAATTTATGCATCTCAAAATAGAGCATTAACTGCAAATGATTTTGAAACCTTGATTCCATCAAAAATTTATCCAGAAACTGATGCTATTTCTGTTTTTGGTGGAGAAGAACTGATACCACCACAATATGGAAAAGTTTTTATTAGTATAAAACCAAGATTTGGTGACTTTTTACCAAATTTAGAGAAACAAAGTATAAAATTAAAACTAAAAAAATATGCGGTTGCCGGAATCGTTCCAGAAATTTTAGATCTAAAGTATCTTTATGTTGAAGTAATTTCAAAAGTTTATTACAATACCAATCAAGCACCGTCCCCTTCATTTGTTTCAAGTATTATCCAGACAAATGTTACTAAGTATTCTGAATCTACAGAATTAAATAGATATGGTGCTAGATTTAAATATAGTAAATTCTTAAAGTTAATCGATGACAGTCATGAATCAATAACTTCAAATATTACTAACATTCAAATGAGAAGAGATTTAAGAGTTCTCTTAAATACCTTTGCAGAATATCAAATAGGATTTGGTAATGAGTTTCACATATTTAATATGAATGGATATAATATTAAATCAACTGGATTTCAAGTCGCGGGGATATCCCAAACAGTTTATCTGGGAGATATTCCAAATACAAATAGAGAAAATGGCACTTTGTTCTTGTTTGCTGTTAATGCAGTTAGTTCAAGAACTCCAAATATTTTAAAAAGGGGAGTTGGCACAATAGATTACAAAAATGGCATTATAACCATTAATCCCATCAATATATTGGCGTCTGCAAAAATTAAAGATGGTCAACCAATCATGGAAATTTCTGCAACACCAAAATCAAATGATGTTGTTGGAAAACAAGATCTATATTTACAACTAGACATTAGTAATAGTGTTTTTGATATGGTTGTAGATAACATATCATCTGGACTGGATCCATCAGCATCTACTTACATAACATCCTCAAGTTATGCAAATGGTCTGCTTGTTCGTCCTGGAGGTTCAGTGCAAGGGTCCATAATTGCATCTGGGGCTGGAACAATATCTGAGGCTCTGGTGGGATCATCTTCACTCATAACAGCATCAACTCCAACTCCAACTCCATCTCCATCATCATCAGTCTCATTCACGTCCTCATCACCATCACCGACGCCATCTCCTTCCCCGTCACCATCTCCCTCTCCTTCGCCATCTCCTTCGCCATCCCCGTCTCCATCCCCGTCACCATCTCCTTCGCCATCCCCGTCTCCATCCCCGTCACCATCTCCCTCGCCATCTCCTGGTGGCGGTGGCGGCGGAGGCGGTTACGGTTACTAATAAATAACAAAAACCATCTATAATTTCATGAGACAAAAACCTATTGAAAACGAAAATTGGCAAGAAAGAAAAAGTGTCAGTTATAGTCCTAATTTTATAATTAATGCTGGGAATCTTCAAATGGAATTAAACAAAACCTCTGCCTATGATTTGTACACAATTACAGATAATATAGATATTTTTGAATTTGAAATAACACTTGGCAAATCATTTCATATTCATAATAATCAGCACGTTAAAATTACTGGAGGCCAAAAAAGTAGTTCATCTGGGTCATATGGGTCATATGGATACTAATCAAGAGTAAAATAATAAAATGTCAGAAAAAAGAATTCAATTAAAAGATATTGTAAAAAATCAAGTCCCACAATACGTAAAAGAAGAGTATCCTCTTGTGGGTGAATTTTTATCGCAGTATTATCTTGCTCAAGAGTTTCAAGGAGCCCCAATTGATCTATTGCAAAATATTGATCAATATGTGAAACTTGATTCCATCACTAATCTAGGAACTTTTACCACACTAGGTTCTGACATAACTTCTTTTGATGAAAATATTACTATTAATCTTTTAGATTCTGAAACTGGAACTGATGGATTTCCAGATAAGTATGGTCTAATTTCAATAGATGATGAAGTGATTGCATATAAAACAAAAACTCCTAATGGATTCACTAACTGCTATAGAGGGTTTAGTGGAATTGTAGCATATAAAAATACCAATGTTGGAATCGCTTCTACTTATAGATTAAGAACTTCAGACCAATTAATTTTTAAGGACTCTGATGCTGGATCTCACCGCGCCGGAACTAAAATATACAATCTTAGTAATTTATTTTTAAAAGAATTCTTAATTAAAACAAAATATCAAATATCTCCTGGATTTGAAGATAGAAGTTTTACCAAAAAAATAAACGAATCGACATTATTAAAGCAAATTAAAGATTTTTATAAAAGTAAAGGAACTGATCTTTCTTTTGAAATCTTATTCAAGGCTTTATATGGTGATGATGTAAAAGTAATACGTCCTAAAGATTTTCTTTTTAGACCATCTGATGCACAATACAAAATAACAAATAATTTAGTAGTGGAGTTAATATCTGGCCCCATACAGGATATTGCAAATTTAACTCTTTTTCAAAGACCATATCAAAATATTACCTATGCTTATGGCACCATTTCAGAAATCGAAAATATAGTTTCAGATGATGGTGGAGTATTTTATAAATTAAAAATTGATGGAGGGTATAATAGAGATCCATCTTTTGATGGAGCAATTTATGGTAAATTTACCGTTCATCCCAAAACTAGATCAATTGGAGAATTTTCATCAAATTCATCTGTGATAGATGTAGACTCTACTATTGGTTTCCCAAACCAAGGAGAAATTTCTGTAGAATTTAGTAACAAAACTACAGGAATTGTATCTTATACATCAAAAAATCTTACTCAATTCTTAGGATGTAAGAATATTGACTATTCAATTAAAAATAATTCTAAGATAGGCATTAATACATATGCATCAGCAGTAACTGGATTTGGCACTCAAATTAATGTTAGAATTAATTCTATTTTAGATAGTGTTGCAATTGATAGTGCAAATTATTTTTATAGTAAAGATGATACCGCAACTATTCAAACGTTAGGATATCAGGGAAAAACAATTCTTGACAATGGATGGATTTTTAATACTGCTCCAATATATGAGATAAAATCTTATGAAATCATAGATGTTTCTGACCAAACTTATAGCGTGGTATTTAAAAATAAACATGCGATTCAAATTGGAGATAGATTAGAAATAGTGCAGGGTAATGTTGTTATTGGTAATTCCACAGTTTTAGATGTTTTATCTGAGAAAATAATAGTCATCATTGGTCAAGGTCTATTGAAAGGAAGTGATTTTAAAATAAGGAGAAAAATATTAAAAGTAAATTCATCAGAATTTTCAGATGCAAATATTTTATCAGCTAATGTTCAAAATGTCTATGTTGACGGAGAGAAAATTTTAATCGCTTCTCCATCTATACCAAATTATGTTAACCAACAATTAAATGTCACTGATCGCTCAATTATTTTCTCTGGAATTTTCCAAGGAAGCACTTTAAAAATAACTTCTTTAGAAGATCATGGTTTTTATACTGGAGATTCTGTTTATTATACTCCAGAAAAAGAAGAAGTAACTTCTATTGATATAGATGGAAATTCGTCAAAATCTACTGTTATTTCTAGTTCACTTTTCAGTGAAGGAATTTATTTCATAAAAAGAGTTGACGCAAATAATATAAAATTTGCAAAAAGCACATCTGATATTTTAAATGAAAAATTTATATCTTTAGAAAATGAAACGACAATTAATAATAACACAATAAAACCATATGAATTTGTTGGGAAAACTTTAGAATCTCAAAAATTATTAAGAGAAATTTCTCCTCCAAAGACAACAAACGCATTTGAAGAAACCACTCCAGGATTTACTGGAATTTTAGTTAATGGAGTTGAGGTATTAAATTATAAAGGAAAAGATAAAATAATATATGGGTCTATAGAAGATATTGAAATTTTATCTGAAGGAGTAAATTACGATATCATTAATGCTCCACAGATTATAATAACCGACTCTGTTGGAGCTGGTGCAACAGGACACTGTGCAGTTTCTGGTTCTCTATCAGAAATTCGTGTAGTAGATCCAGGTTTTGATTATCTGGATACTCCAACTATTAGAATAACTGGTGGAAATGGATCTGGAGCAAAAGCCAAAGCTAATATGAAATTAATTGTGCATGAAGTGCCTTTTAATTCTGAATTAAAATCAAACTTAGTTGGGATTGGAAGTACAATTTCCACAATTGGATTTTCAACTGCACACAAATTCAGAAACGGCGAAGGAGTAATTTATAAAACTTTTGGACAAAACCCCGTAGTTGGACTAACAACAGACGCAACTTATTACGTGTCAAATGTTTCTACAACAAAAATAAAATTACATAAAACTTTTGGCGATGCTATTTCTGGAATCAATACAATATTTTTAACAGGATATGGTGTTGGAAATCATTTATTCGAAACAATAAATAAAAAATCAATTCTTGCCTCAATAACTGTAGAAAGTATTGGACTTGGATATCAAAACAAGAGAAGAACTGTTTCATCATCAGGTATTAATACTTCAATAGATTCAATTTATATCAAAAATCACGATTTCTCTTCTGGCGAAATAGTAACTTATTCAACTTCTGGTAGTGTAATTGGTGGACTTTCTAATAACACAAATTACGTCATTACAAAAGTAGATAAAAATAATTTTAGAATATCTCAAGTTGGCAGCGGAAATATTAGCGAAGATTTTTATTACAAAACAAAACAATATATTGATATTACTTCAACCAATGGAGATACTCATTCTTTCAACTATCCAACTATAAACGTTGAATTAATCGGGAACGTTGGAATTTCAACAAATTATAAAGCTCAAATAGAACCAATCTTTAGAGGTTCCATTAAATCAATACACATGACTTCTGGTGGATCTTCTTATGGAGTTGAAGATATATTTAATCTTGACAGACAACCACTCATAACAGTTGCTAGTGGTTCTAATGCAGAATTTCAACCAGTTGTATCAAATGGAAAGATAAAGCAAGTTCTCGTTAATAATGTTGGTAAAAATTATACTTCTTCTCCAAATTTAATTATTTCTGGCACTGGAACTGGTGCAGTTTTAACTCCAATTATTTCAAATAATCAAATAGTAGAGGTTAAAGTAATTAATAGTGGTAGTGGGTATGCACAACAATCAACCTCTATTACTGCGAATCACCCTGGATCTGGAGCAGCGTTTAGAGCAAAAATAAAATCTTGGACTGTAAATTTATTTCAAAAATATATAAGCAAAATATCAGAAGATGATGGATTCTTAGTAATAGGAACTGGAAAGGAATTTGGATTACAATATAGTCACATATATGCCCCTAGAAAATTAAGAGAATTACTTTTTTCTAAAGATCAAGCGGGAAAAATTTTATATTCAAATGCAGATTTAAGAACATCAAATTCAGTGGAAATAAATTCTACTGACCACTCTCCCATAATTGGATGGGCTTATGATGGGAATCCAATTTATGGACCATACGGATATTCCACAAAATCAGGTGGAGTAGTTTCACAAATGAAGAGTGGTTATAGATTACAATTAAACTCTTCTAGACCCTCTCTAAACTACTTTCCTGAAGGATTTTTTATCGAGGATTATGTTTATTATAATTCGAATGATGAAACTGTTTTAGACGAAAATAATGGAAGATTTTGCATAACTCCAGATTATCCAAAAGGGACATACGCATACTTTGCGACTTTAGATAATTCTAGCGTTGAATCTTCTGGACCTTTTGTAAAATATAAAAAACCCATTTTCCCATATTTGATTGGGAATAAGTTTACGTCAAAACCAAATAAGTTTAACTTTGATAGATTTTCTAATCAAAATATAATAAATTTAAATAATACAAAATGGGTTAGAAATACATATCCATACAACATCATAGAGAATGAATCAACTTATGAATACATAACTATACCTAATAAATTAAACCAAAAAATTGATGTTGTTGGCGTTTCTCCAGGATACGTTGAGGGTGTCGGTATTTTAACAGGGGGAAATAATTATCAAGTAAATAATCCACTTGTGTTTAATAATATTGATGCTGGTGGAAATACTAGAGGATTTTCTGCGTCTGCAGTTGTTTCGAGAGTTGTTGGAAAAATAATTTCAAATATAAGTGTTGCTAGCAGTACTTTGAATAATGTGGAATTTTATCCAGTTGGAAATAAAGGAGAATTTATTTTATATAATCAAAATCCACACAACTTTACTACTTTTGATCTTGTTTCAATATCAGGATTAAATACAACTTCATCATTTATAGAAGGTAATTATATCGCAGGAATAGAGACAAGTAAATTAGCTTTAGTTGGAATAGGAACTTCCACTGTTGGTATTGGAACCATAGGTGCAACTGGAATTGTTACTTTTATTTCTGTAAGAGGTGCTTTAGGATTTTTAAATTTAAGAGAAAATGATATTCTTTCTGTGAATAGTGAAAAAGTAAAAATTCTTAATATTGATAATATTTCATCTAGATTAAGAATTTTAAGGCAAGTTAATGGGACAGTTAGTGCAGCTCATAGTGTTACAACAATTATATACGAAAACTCACGAAAATTAAAAATAGATCCTGGTTTTAAAACAGATTATTCATATTCTATAAACAAAGAAATTTATTTTGATCCTAGTGAATCTATTGCAATAGGAACAAACACCTCTCTCGGTGTTGGAAAAACTATTACCTTCTCTAACCCTGGCGCTGGAGTAACTCAAGTATTTGTAGAAAATGGTTCAATTTATCTCCCTAACCACCAATTAAATACTGGAGATGAATTAACTTATAAAACTAATACTGGAACTCCTATATCAATTCACTCTGTTGGTGTTGGCACCACATCATTAGTTAACAACTCTAGTGTTTATGTTGCTAAATTTAATGATGATTTTATAGGGATATCTACCGTAAAAGTTGGTCTTGGAAGCACTGGTTTTTTTGCTGGTATTGGTAGCACAACCAGTAATGTTAAACCAGTGCTTTTTACTGGATTTGGAACTGGTGTTTATCATAGTTTTGTTACAAACTACCCCGTAATTACAGGACAAGTTTCAAGAAATGTGGTTACTGTTTCTACAGCACAAACCCATGGATTATTAAATGACAATTATGTTGAGATTGATGTAAGTCCGTCTATTACAACATCAATAACATTAAAATATAACGATTATAATAGAAAAATTATAATTAATCCAAAATCTTTTAGTGCAGGTGATGTAGATATCACCACAAATACTATAACAATTTTAAATCATAATTTTAATAGTGGCGATAAAGTAATTCACACATCAATCTCATCGTCTGGAGGTTTAGTTAATCAGAAAACCTATTATATAATTTTTGTAGATAAAAATAATATTAAACTATCAGATAGTTACTTTAATTCAACTAAGAAAGTCCCAGATGTTATTAACATTACAAGCGCATCCTCTGGAGTTCTCTCACAGATAAATCCCTCGTTGAAACTATATAAAAATTCTGTGGTTGAATTTGATTTATCAGATTCCTCTTTATCATATACTTATCAAGCGACTAGATACTCTGCATTTAGACTTGAAATATTTGTAGATAGAGAATTTAAAAATATTTTTGATACATCAAAATATAGCTCTACTTTTAATGTTCAACGAATTGGAGCTGTAGGAATTTCTTCGGATGCAAAACTAAGATTAATTGTCAATGAACAACTTCCAAAAGTTTTATATTATAATTTAATTCCTGTTTATGAAAGCACTCTACCCGCAGAAAAACAAGAAATAATAGCAGATGACTCTATTAACTCATATAACGAGTTACAAATAGAAAAAAGTTTTTATAGTGGAGTTCACAAAGTTTCTATATCCACAGCATCATCATTCAATTATTTCTTAGCAAGAGAACCTGAGGCATCTTCATACATATCATCAACATCAAACTTAAATTATTATACAGATTCAGCATCAGCATATGGACCTATAAAAAATATCAAAATACTGAATAGAGGAGTTAATTATTACACTTTACCTGGAATTACTTCGGTAAAATCTAATACTGGTTCTGGAGCAGTTCTTGAAGTTCAAAGCAATTCTATCGGAAGAATTACAAAAACAAAAATATTAAATGTTGGATTTGATTATCCATCTGATTATACTTTAAAACCTAAAGTAGCACTACCAAAAATAGTGAAAATTGATAGTTTAACATCATTTGAATCCGTTGGTGTTTCTTCTTTTGGTAGAGGATATGTTTCTGCACCAAAACTGTTAGTTTTTGATGGTAAAACTGGGCAAATAGTGCCTGAGGTTGATTTAAGATATGAACTTGGAAAAAATCAAGTTGAAATCAAAAATAATAGTTTCGGAATGTTTGATACAACTCCGGTCATTCTTCCAATACAAAATTCAAACGGTGTTGGTATTAGAACAGTATTTTACGATAATTCAAGTAAAAAAGTTACAATTGGATTATCAACTGGATATAATACCTCAGATGCTTTTCCATTCAAGATCAATGATAGAGTTTTAATTGAGAATATTAGTATTGGTATAGGATCTACAGCAAAAGGATTTAATTCAGAAAATTACAACTACCAACTTTTCACGTTAACTGATATTAATGCAAATATTGGTGGGATAGGTTCAGTGTCTTATAGTTTAAATGGTTACTTATCTGGTGCAGAAGTTCCAGGTAGTTTTGATGCATTTAATTCCGCCGGTAGAATTGTGCCAGAAAAGTTTTTCCCACAATTTATTTCTAGATTAAAGAAAAATAATTATCGAGTTGGTGAAGTTGTAAAATCAGCGGATTCAACTGGTTTAGTTGAAAGTTGGGATCCAATTACAAATTATTTAAAGATATCAACCAGAGATGAATTTAAAGTTAATGATAAAATTGAAGGATTATCTTCAAAAACTCAAGGATTTGCCTCATCCATTACAGAATTTAATTATTATACTGTTCTAGATTCAACATCAAAAATTGAAAGTGGATGGGAAACTAGTGTTGGATTTTTAAATGATGAGGAACAAAGAATACAAGATAGCTTCTATTATCAGAATTTTTCATATTCAATAAAATCAAAAATATCATTTGAAACTTGGAATGATGTAGTAAGTTCTCTAAATCACACTGTCGGATTTAAAAAGTTCTCAGATTTACAAGTAGAATCCAAAATTTCTCCAGAAACAAACACATTGTTAACAGTTGGTATTTCAACGCAAATAACTGGCGTAGACGTTGTTGTTGATATGATTGGTTTTGGAGATTTAAATTGTTTTTATGATTTTGATTTAGTTAAAGAAAATTCTTTAAAAATAGGAACAAGAATATTTTCAAATAGAATATCATTTAATAATAAAATTTTAACTGATTATCTTGAATCATTTGGAAATAGAGTTCTACTAATTGATGACATTAGTCCAGAATTTAATAGCAATCCAAGATCAACTAATTACGCAGCAGTTAATGTATTTGATTTAAGAGAAATAAGAGCTCAAAAATATATTACTTATATTAGAGATAGAAGATTTACCGGTCAACGTCAGGCCATGTTACTTACTTTGGTTCATGATGATTCAACTGGATATTTAAATCAATATGGAAGAGTTGAAACTTCATATGATCTTGGTTCTTTTGATCTTGCAATTAGTGGTTCAGATGGAATTTTAAATTATTACCCAACTAAATTCACAATAAATGATTATGATGTCATAACTCTTTCATATAATTTAAAAGACACTTTAAGTGGAGTTGGAAGCACTACCATAGGTCCAATCGTTAATATTAATACAACAAATTCAACTGTTGCAGCAGCATCGACTGCGACGATTGTAAGTTTTGCATCCACGTATACATCAGCTAAAATTCTTGTAGAAATTAGTGGTGAGGATGGTAAATATGAGTTTAATGAATTTAATTTAGTTCATGATGGAACAAACGTTGAACTTCTTGAATATGGACAATTAACCACAGGATCTTTACTAACACCTTTGTCCTCCAGTGGTTATGGAACTTATCATCCATACATTTCTGGCTCAACTATAAAAGTAGATTTTATTGGTAATACTGGAATAGGAACAACAAATTATATTAATACCATTACTGTTGGAGTTGCTAATACTTCTAGTGTAGGTGTCGGAACTATTGAAATGAATCATGCTCTTTTGACAGCAAAGACCACATCAATAGCCTCTTCCACTTCACCAACTTCATCCTCAATTTTAGAATTCTCTGAAGGATATAGTGCGGCATATTGTTTTGTTCAAGTAACAGATATAACAAATAATAGACATCAAATATCTGAAGTTCTCATGATAGATGATGATGTATATGCAGAACCATATGTAACAGAATTTGGTAATTTAGAAACCCATAGTGGACTTGGAACTATTGGAGGTTCGACAACTGGAATTGGTGAAACTACTCAATTAAGATTCACTCCCTTACCAAATATAGAAACACAAGTTAAAGTTTATGCAAATATTTTAAAAATACAAAACGAGTTAAAAGATATTATTGACTTGAAAAATGGAACAATTGAATCTAATTATGCAACTTATTATGGAACAGACAGTGATGTGAAGCGAGCGTTTAATCTTACACACAAAGGATCTGAAATTTTTGAAAGATATTTTGATGGGTCTAGTGTTGGCATTGTAAGTTTAACTGATAACACGATAGAAATTCCTGGACATTTTTTTGTTACTGGAGAAAAGATTACTTATACTAGTGTTGGGTCTGGCACTACAGCCGCGATTGGAATCGCAACCACGACAATAACAGGTCTTGGAGTTACGGATAAACTACCTTCAACTCTTTATATTGTTAAGGTTAGTGAAAATAAAGTAAAAGTAGCAACATCAGCAACAGATTCATTAAAATCAATTCCAAATGTTCTTGATTTGACAATAGTTGGAGTTGGAACAACTCATAGATTTACTTCACACAATCAAAACGCTAAAGTTTTAATTTCACTTGATAATATTGTACAATCACCAGTTGTTGCTACCTCTCAAACAACAACTCTTGCAAATAGTCTTCCTGCAACAGAAGATGTTCTTTATTTTACGGGTATAACATCATTTTTCGGTGGAGATTTGATAAGAATTGGAAGTGAAATAATGAAAATTGAAGGGGTTGGAATTGGAGACACAAATGCAATAAGAGTTAGAAGATCTTGGCTTGGAACTTCAGTTGCTGGATATTCTACCGGAGCAGTTGTTACAAAGGTAAGAGGGACATATAATATTGTTGATAATACCTTAAACTTCGTAGAGGCTCCTTATGGTGTCATTCCGATTGGAAGTATAACTAATCCTCCAGATGAGAGAGATTGGTCTGGAATATCAACAAGTTCACATTTCCATGGCAGATCTTTTATGAAGTCTGGCATAGTTAACACAAATAATGAAGTTTATTATAAAAACTATATTTTTGATGATATATCAGATGAATTTAATGGAATAAACAAAAAATTTACTTTAAAAACTTCTGGAGAGAATTTATCTGGTAATATTTCTAACGAAAATGCGATTATTTTAATCAATGATGTTTTTCAAGGACCAGGCGCGGCTGTAAATTACACATTATCACAAAGTGTTGGTGTTACGTCAATTACATTCACTGGGACAGCAACATCTGTTGCATATGATATAAATTCGTCAAATTTACCAACTGGTGGTGTTATTATTTCTGTTGGTTCATCAGAAGGATTTGGATATCAACCATTAGTTTCTGCAGGAGGAACAGTCATTGTTTCCTCTGCAGGGACTATTCAATCAATTGCAACTGGAAATACTGGTTCTGGTTATAGGGCATCAGCAACATATGAAATTCTCGCCGATATTTCTAATACTGTAGGAATTGGTTCAACCGTTATTTTCTTAGAAAATAAGAATAGTGTCTTTAGTCTATTAAATTTACTTAACACTGGATCAAATTGTAGCATTGGAATTGGAACATTTGTTGGAATTGGCAGTGTTATTACTTCAGTTGGATCCACCTTTGTCCGAATAGGAACTGCAGCAACAAGTCAATACACCATTCCCTCTGGAACACAAGCAATAATAAAAATAGCTAATCCACAAATTGGGGTTGTTAATGTTAGTGTTGCTAGTAGTTCTGTTGGAGTCACCACAATCACTCATGTTGGTTATGCTACAATTACTTCTGGGAGTATATCAACAACGGTAACAATTACTAATCCTGGTTCTGGTTATACAACTACAGATCTTCCTGAAGTTATTTTTGATGATCCATTATCATATTCTGACATTCCACTAATTTATAGTTCTTCTTCATCAAGTGGAGTTGGCACGGCAGCAACGATTGATATTGTAGTTGGTCAAGGATCTAGTGTAATTAATTTTGAAATAAAAAATACCGGATATGGTTATAGAGAAAATGCTATCTTGACCGTTCCAATTGGCGGATTAACTGGAATACCTACAACATCTTCATTTGAAGAGTTTCAAATCACAGTACAAAATATTTTTTCTGATAAGTTTACTGGATGGTCAATTGGAGAACTTCAATCTTTTGATGATATTTCTGGCCTTTTCGATGGAGAGACAACCACATTTCCACTCACAATTGGTGGCAATTTAACTTCTATCAAAACAGCTAAAGGTTCAAATATTAATGTCCAAGATTTACTATTAGTGTTTGTAAATGATGTGCTACAAGTACCTGGACAAGGATATATTTTTGAAGGTGGAAGTATCATAACATTTACTGAGGCACCTAAAGGTGTAAGTTTTGAAATTCCTGGAACAAATGATACTTGCAAAATTTTATTATATAAAGGAAGTGGATCTGCTGATGTTATAGAGAGAAATGTTCTAGAAACAGTTAAAATTGGAGACCAATTAACTCTGGGATATGATTCATCCATTGGGCAACAACCATCTCTTCAGGAAGAAGATAGAACAGTAACTTCAATTCTTGCTACAGATTTAGTCAACACAAACCCATATTTTGGACCAGGCAATACTGGCGATGAATCTTTATCAAGAACAGTTACTTGGTGTCGTCAAACTGAAGATAAAATTATAGATGAAAAAGAAATAACGAAACATAGAATGCTTTATGAACCGACTATTAATCCAACTGCGTATTTAACACAACCAGTTGGAGTCGGTACAACCATTGTTTATGTTGATAATTTAAGACCATTCTTTAATCCAACAAATGAGAGTCAAACTAGTTTGACTTTCCAAAATAGAGTTACTCTAATTTCTCAAGATGAAAAAGTTGGGGCAGCTGCCACTGCTATGGTTTCTGCTGCGGGGATAATAACATCAATATCAATTAGTAGTGGTGGAAAGGGATATATTTCTGCTCCCTCCATTAGTATTGGAAACACTGCACAATCAATTGGTCTGGGAACGACTGCTACTGCAGTTGCTTCGATTCTTTCTGGAGTTGTTACATCAATAACATTAACTAATGCTGGAACAGGATATACCTCAACCAATCCACCATCAATTTTAATTGAACCTCCAACATCAGTTATTGAAACTAATTCTGTAGAATCTTA